TATGTGCCGCCACTTTCCTTGCTAAAGATCATAATATTTTCATGAACTTTTTGAGGACGATATTTGGCCAAGCCTGGACTGCCGCACTTATTTTTATTCCAAATAAGCTCATGCCTGAACCAATCAATCTTACTGGCAATTACTAAACTGGTAAAAGGCTGACTACCAAAAATAACTATATTGCCTTTTGGTTTAACAATTCTTTCTAATTCAGCCCACATGGTTTTGAAGTCCAGGGTCTTGTCCCATTCAATGGTTGTAGTACCATATGGAGGATCGACACAGACCATATCTACTGATTGATCTGGAATCTTTTTAAAAGCTTCAAAGCATTGTTCGTTAAACAGAGTGATATTCATTTTATATTTACTTTTTTTAGATTAGCTGTGCGGTAAGTAATGGCCTTGTTCCACTGTGCTGCCTTGTCTGCCCAGCATTTGAAAGCCCCGTCTGTAATTACATTATAAAAAACATCTTCAAAGGATTGAGTACCTGGTTCGCACCCGTGTTCTTTACCCCACATAATTTGCAAGTTATTTGTTGGGTTTTTACCCCAGTGTGTAATTTGTTTGACTCCACGAACCATTACATGGCCGAAGTCTTTCTTGTCGAGACTAAGGAACCAATAGTCACGGTCAGTTTCTTTTTTATGCTTAATAACTAACTCGGCAAATTTTGCATCGCTGATTTTATTGGCAATTTTAAATTCAGTGTATTGTTTAGCTGTGAGATCTGTCAGTGCCCACAAAATGCCTAGCTTACTAAATGCGTTGTCAGAACTGCCAATTGATGTTTTGATATTTACAGCATGGGCTGTGCCGTCGTCGTCGATTACTTCAATATCCATGAAGTTTCGGAGAACACCTTCTTTAATGCGATCTTTAAATTGTGGCTGTTTTTGCAGCCAAGCAATGATCTTATCTTCGTCTTTTTTACTATTGACTCGACCTTCATTGTTTTCGCTAACTGCTTTAAGATTAGACTTTTTCAGTGCTTCAACAATATCGTTCAAAATTTTTGGTGCTTTTGTATTCATTCTGTATCTCCGGAATCTTCTTGATCTTGCTTAAATGCTTCTGCTTCGAACAGCGTATCAAACGGATCGCTTTGAAAAGCACATTGTCCGAAAGGACCGTTAAAGTAAACATAGTACTTGCCTTCATCCTCAGCAAAGCGTATTTTAAGTTTGTCCATCTTGAAGCCTTTTTGTGTCTGTATGCATATATTATACAAGAAAAAAACCGAGCATGTCAATACTCGGTTTTACCTTATTTGTCCAATTACTTTGTACGGATCTTCAATTTTGCGTAGCAGTTTTGGACGCCGACGGCCTGACGAATAGCATCCTGTAGAGCATCGTGCTTACTGCCTTTGGGCATATCTGGATCTACGCCCAAATCAAACAAGGTGCGTGTATCACGTAGTTGCCAAAAGTTCCAAGGTAAAGGTTTGCCTAATTGACGATAGATATTTTCTATAATGACCAAGTCAAAGGTAGCACCGTGACTCCAGAATGTATCACAGCCCCATGCAAACTTGTGGAACTGGTCTATTGCATCTACAAGCGGAATGCGATTGTCTGGACTAAATGCTTCCTCCATAATAGCAGGATCTTGCTTGCTCCACCACTCAATTGTGTTTGGATCAATTTCCCTGCCTAGCTTGTCTTGATCGTCAAGATCAATACGGAAGTACAGTTTGTCTCCGTAGCCATTACCATGTGGGTTAAAATGTACAGCACCTAAGGATAGGACAACTGCGTTTGGGGAGACTGCCATAGTCTCCATATCGATCATAAGTGCTTTAGTCATGCAACAATTATAACACAACTAAAGAACTTTGTCAATAGTTTTTCTTAGGTAATTCGTTATCGCGAAGCTTCTTTTGCCAACGGGCTTTGGCTGCTCCGTTTTTACGCTTTCGTTCTGTGGTGGGCTTTTCGTAGAACATTTTAGCACGGACAGTTTCTAGCACTCCGCTGTCTTCGACTTTCTGTTTAAATTTTCTCAATGCCACATTCAATGGCAGATCACCTACGATAACTTTATTACCAACTGCTTTATTTTGTTTGCTCATTTTTCTTTTTATCAAAAATCATTATGGCAGGTTTGCCATCAATCGTATCTTTACTTATCCTAATCGAAGTCAATCCGCGTTCAACTAAATCTACGGCATCAAATTGATATGGCAGAAGTACTTTTTCAATAATGTTTTTCAATCCACGGGCATTGGTCTTTAATTCTTTTGCCTGACGTGCGATTTCTCTTAATGCAGGGGTATCAAAATCCAACTGGATACCGTCTAGCTCAAACATATATTGATATTGCTTGATGGGACTATTTTTTGTCTCTTGTAATATATTGACCAATTGGTCTTCTGATAGCTCATCGACATGAGTGATAAGTCCGAATCGTCCTACGAACTCAGGAATAAGGCCGAACTTAATAAGATCTTTAGTAGTCACATCTTGGAATACATCAGCATCTTTGTCAATATTTTCAACATTGGCGTGAAATCCTACAGACCGTGCGCCAGTCCGTTGCTTAATGATTTTATCAATTCCTACAAATGCACCACCGCATATAAACAATATACTCCTGGTGTCGATTTCCTGCATGTCGGAACCTGGATGCTTCCTTTTGCTAGACGAAGGGACTCTCATAATCGAGCCTTCGATCATTTTTAAAAGTGCCTGTTGGACACCTTCTCCACTTACATCTCGGGTAATACTTACGTTTTCACCCTTTCGACTAATCTTATCAATTTCATCAATATATACAATACCTCTTGCAGCTTTTTCTAAGTCACCATCTGCTTCAGATATCAACCGAGTAAGAATGCTTTCAACGTCGTCACCTACGTATCCTGCTTCTGTAATACCGGTTGCATCGCATATGGCAAAAGGCAAGTCCAAATATTGTGCAATTTTTCGAGCCATCATAGTTTTTCCACAACCAGTAGGCCCTAGTAACAGCACATTAGTTTTTTCTAATTCAATATCAGTGCTAGGATTATTAATCCTTTTGAAATGCTGGCTAACTGCTACGCTTAAACTTATTTTTGCATCCTCTTGACCGATAACATATTCGTCAAGGTATTCTTTTATTTTGGCAGGATTTAATAATTTTTTCTCATTTGGAAAAGTTTTTATTTTGTTATCTTTGAGTATGTCCTCACATAACTCAACACAGTCATTGCATATTGCGGCATTGTCGCCTACAATGAGTTTCTCAACCTCATCCTTGCTTTTCCCACAAAAATCACACTTGTGATCGCTGTCCGATTTTGTCATGTAGTGCTCTTTCTAAAAATGATTCAACGCTAGAAACTCTGTTCTGATTAATGTAATGATACACAGCTGATTTGCTTTCATCAGTAATACTGTAATAGGTATTTTTCTTACCTACTATATACCCGCTTAATGCACTGGTAGCATAGTTAAGTCCGTCTAAGTCTATATACTTATACTCGCTCCTACCTAGCGCAAATAAAAACCAGGGTATATCTATTTCGTGATCATAAAAGTAAATGTTTATATGTTCGGTTAAGTTAGCGTTGGCTAGCCATTGGCTAACTTTTGATTGGTCTGCTTCGCTCAAGTGAATGAAAAGAATACTGTAAGTTTCATTTTCAAAAAAATCAGGTGGCGTTATTAATGTTATTCTATTATCCATTTTATATTCTTGCTTTAACTGCTAACATGTATTCTTCGGGAATACTTTGTAATGATAGTTTTCCAGATTTCACTAATGCAATATATTCTGCAACCTCTGGCTGAGGCGCATCATTGTAAAGATCAGGGGCGGCGCTGGCACTGGCTTCCAAATACTCTTCCTTACTGATTAATGTAGAAGTCCATAAGCTACTGTCTTTTTGTTCTTCGTTTTGAACAAACAAAGGTTCGTCAAGGTAATCTTCAGATTCTGTTGTACTACTATTCTGTTCAGGTGCAACTGCCAATCTATCGTTCATTCTTTCTAATTCGGGTTTATATACTATTGGTTGTAAGTTCTTAAAATACCTAAAAGGTTGCAACAGATAAGGATGTTGTTCTAATATAGATTTTTCCGGAATATAAGTTTTAGCAACTTCGACTAATCGATCACGTTCTAATTCTTCTTCGATCTCACGTTGTCTTTGCTCTTCCAACTCTTGTCTAGCCTGTGCCAACAGATTGTTAATCTCATCTACACTAACGGTTACAGTTTCCTCTTCTATACCAGTTACAGCTTCTGGAATTACGTCTGCTACTTCTTGTGCTACAAACCCATTATGTGCAGGCTCAACATCGTCTAAATTTGTGACAGTGGGTTCCGGGGAGACTACATCAACAACCGGTCCTGATGGGCTGTCACCCTCCGCAATACGTTTTCTAAAATCCTGGAAACTGATTTGACTAGATAGTAGCAAGATAACTGCCATTGGATCAAATACTACAATAAGAAGTATGATGACCCAAGTGACTGCTTTCTCTAGTATGCCTTCGGAGGTCTCGCCATAGACGAATGCCGCAATGTATTTTATCGGCCCAACTTCCGCTTCGACCTTTCGAACGTCTGCGGCAATCGGAGCCCTTTCTTCTGTAAGGCCAGCAATAGTTTTTTGTTCGGCGGAGATCTCAGATTGAAGGCGGGCACGTTCTTTTTGTTGTGCGCGGCGTAGTCCAACTGCTTTATCTGCACCTTTTTCATCTTGACTTCGACCCATAACTTGGTCCACAGCCTCATCCATCTGTTTAAGCGCCTTGCGGTTAGCATCTATATTTTCCTTTGCTGTTTTAATCTTCTCGTCATACACTGCAATCTTGGCCATTACATCGCCCGACACCAAACTTTGATCACTGTGGGCTTGGCTTAGGAAGCCGAAGATACCCATAGATGTTACGCCCATGAGAACGGCAATAGCAGTTAGCAAATAGATTCTAACTGACCAAGGTGCAATGCTCCAATTTTGTTTAAGCCAGAGCGTAGCGGCAATTTTGCCAACACCGAGCACAATCCCCATAATAATTACAGGAATAACCGCGGCGGCAAAGATAGCAGTAAAGCCGATGATACTGTAGTATTCGGCAACAACGGATATAGCAAGTCCGCTAATTAATGTAAGATAGGCTATTAGTTTTTCATTTAATGTTACAGGCATAGATGATATTTATTTGTTATATCGAGCAACATCTTTACAAAATTCAATAAACTCATCATTGTTTAGATGTTGTTTTAGACAATTAGCCTTCCATGTAATTAATTGAATATTGCCTTCGATATAACCTTTATCGCTGTCAATTCTGTCAATGGTGCAACTATTGGGATTGCACCATTTGCCTAACCAATATTGACCACCTCTGGTAAATTCAAGGTCTTCCCCTGTTAATGCACAGTAGAAATCTTGTTCAGCACCTATATCGTATAGGTAATCTAAATCAACTTCAATGGGTTGAGTATTTTCTGTACGATTTGCCGCTCTTTGTAGATTCTGTCTTAAGAATGCTAGTGTGTGTCTAACTTCTACAAGGGTTTCTTGAGCGCTCTCGTATGCTGCATCTCTTTCCCAGTAGTCTCTCTGATACGGGCCTCGCTCCTTTAAGAAATACTTATAAGTTTCAGATTCACAGACTTTAGCAATTTTCATAATATTATCTCCTCATGTTAGCAATGGCCACAGCTTCTTCGTCTGAGAAGATAGGCACAGCGTTTGACTTGTGCATTGTGCCAATACCTTTGATCTTGTCGCCAGTATAGACCTTAGCTGGTGCTAGTGCGGCAATACCTGCACCGGAGTTTAGGCTTTTGATATGATGTGTATTTGTTCTACCGACAGGTGTTGGAAGTGAATAGGTCAGCGTTTCTGCCTTCATAGCTCGCTTACGTTTCTTGTCTTCTGCCTCTACTCCCCACTTCTTTTGTAGGGCATTCCACTGCTCATCAAGCTCACGTGCCTTACGTGCTTCTTCAGCATTGCGGAATTTGACCTTGCCCTTCTTCTTGCCATTGAGACTAAGGCTAGGGTGATGCAGGTGCATTGACATATTATGCTACTTCGAGTGCAGGGAAGTTGATAGGATTAGTTGTGTTTGAAGAGTGTGGTTCAAATGTCTTTTGAACCTTACTAGGGATACCTGTGAATCGTAGTACCTGGCCATTGGCAGCAATTTTGAGTGAGCCTGCAACTACCCAAATCTGTTTGCCCGATGCATCGATGCCTGCTAACTTTCGTACTACACCGTTGATTAGTCCAGTGGGGGTATCCTTACCCCTATTCCATTGATATGCAGTATCTTTATTAAACCAAATCTGTTCATCCTTAGATTGGGCAATGCACCAAAGTTTAATTTGGGTAAGTGTATGTTCGGCGTTGGTCATAGAACCTCCTAATGTGTATGTCTATGCACTACTATACAACAAAACTGGTTTTATTGCAACCAGAATTTTTACCAAAAGAAAAGCACCCGAAGGTGCCAGTGCTGACCACTTATCACATTATACGCCGTCAGCGGGCGAGCATATTATTTGATTTGTGTCCAAACACGCTCACGGATCTGCTTTGTTAATGCGTCCGGCAATGCTACATAGTCTAAGTCTGCGGCATCTTTCTTACCATTCTTAAATGCCCAATCAAAGAACTTTAACACTTCATCGCTGTTGGCTTTGTTAGCAGGTGTCTTATACATGATGATAAAACTTGCTGAACTTACTGGCCATGCATTAGGATTCTTTTGATCCACAATACTTAATCCCATACCAGGAACTGAGAACCAATCAGCGCCATCTGCAGCCGAGGCAAATGTTAGATCATCTGGGCTAACATACCGGCCACTCTTGTTTTGTAGTTGTAGGAATGTCATGTTGTTTTTCTTAACATAAGCATACTCTACATAACCGATTGAACCTTTGATACGGTTCACGTTGGCCGCCACACCTTCGTTGCCTTTGCCACCCACTGAACTAGCAGCCGGCCATTTGATTGTGGCACCACGACCTGCACGTTGTAACCACTCTGGGCTGACTGTGGCAAGATAGTCTGTCCAGTTGAATGTAGTGCCTGAACCATCAGCACGGTGTACAACGGTGATTTCTGTGTTTGGCAATACTTTGCCAGGATTCAACGCCGCTAGTTTAGCATCATTCCAACGATTGATCGTGCCCAAGAACACTTCAGCCATAACCGGGCCAGTGATGCGTAGCTCACCTGGTTTGAAACCATCCAAATTGATGACAGGCACAGTTCCGCCAATGATAGCAGGGAATTGAACCTGCCCCATCTTGTCTAAGTTCTCGCCGCTTACTGGTGCGTCTGTGGCACCAAAGTCAACGGTCTTTGCATTAATTTGACGAATGCCACCGGATGATCCGATGCTTTGATAGTTCATACCAGTACCTGTGGCTTTTTTGTAGCCCTCGGCCCACTTGGCATAGATCGGGAATGGGAAGGTAGCACCTGCCCCTGTAATGTCTGCGGCTTGTGCTGACACTGCTACAGCCGCAAATAGAATAGCAAATAATTTTTTCACTGTAAGTCTCCTTGTGTGTTAGTTCTTACATTAATATTTAAACACAGAATGATTACAATATGATTACAATTTTAAGAAATTTTAGCCAAACTAGATTAATTCCAATAACGGTTGTGATCCGTTTGATGCCAGTATGACTGATTATTGCGATTGATAAAATTTTTCACTAGATATTTTGCCATACCAAAATATCCCATCTTCTTGAATCTGCGACTATCCTGTCCAAAATAGTGAGGCACAATCTTAAACTTTTTAGGGCTGTATTGTTTTGACAAGAAGTAATCTTCTGATGTTAAACAATGTTCAGGGAATCCGCCAAATTCTTCAAAACGATCTCTGCGTGTTAGCATAAATGCACCTACGGCAAATGGTGAGAAGTGTTTTAAAATTTTATTAGTTATATTAAATGCTGCAAATCCGACAGATGCTCGCTTGTCACGATCATAACATTTAATGTTCAGTCCAACAAGATCCAGATCGTTGGCTTCTAATTCATCGACAGCATCACGTATTACAGTGGATTTAAAAAAACGAACATCTGCATCAATGAACAGGATGTAGGGAGTAGTGACTAGTCGTGCGCCGCAATTTTTAGCAACAGACACCGGACCACCGTCAATAATTTCTACATTCAAATTGCCTTTCATTATTTCGATAACTTCTCTAGTTTTGTCTGTTGAACAATCTGCAATGATGATTCTAGTATTGCCTATCATTTGCTGACGTAAATGCATTAATAGATGTGCTATATAGTTTTCCTCATTCTTACAAGGTACAACAATAGTGATTGCATCGCTGAGTTTTATTGTTTTCTGCATTGTCCTTCTACCTTAAAATTATCAAACTTTAGTTGATATGACATCGTCTTGAGAACCGATTCGCACGATGTCTGGTCCGGGAACGTCAGTGTTATTCTTCCTGGGATGTCGTTTGGATTTTTTGAATGAATCGCTAGTAGTAACATTATCCACATCATCTCGCTCCTTAGTCCAAGTAACAATCTCCCAACGACCGTCCCAATGCTCAACTAAAGCTGTGCATGATTCAACCCAGTCGCCGTCATTCATATACATTACACCGTCTATCTCTTTTATTTCTGCGTGATGTATGTGTCCGCATATGACTCCATCAAAGCCACGTTTCTTACAGTAGCCTGCAAGATTCTTTTCAAACTGAAACATAAAATCTACTGCTCGTTTGACTTTGTATTTGAGATACTGACTTAAACTCCAATAACCAAATCCCATTTTGTGACGAACCCAGTTAAACTTACCGTTTAGGTATAAGACAAAGTCGTAGGCCTTGTCACCTAAAAAACCCAACCACGGTGCCAGGCGGGTAATGCCGTCAAACAGGTCGCCGTGTGTGACTAGATAGTGTTTGCCGTCAGCACCTATATGTTCTATTTGATTGTGTATCTCTACCAATCCAAAACTAAAACCATAAGGTATCATTGGTCTTAAAAACTCATCGTGATTGCCTGCAATATAAACAACTCTAGTACCACGTTTGGCGTGACCTAGCACACGACGAACTACATTGGTATGACTCTGCTTCCACCGCCATTTGTTTTGTTGTATGCGCCAAGCGTCTATTATGTCACCTACTAGATAGAGTGTATCGCAGGTGTTGTGTTTGAGGAAGTTGTTTAACTTATCCGCTTGACTGTCTTTGGTTCCAAGATGCACATCACTGACAAAGATTGAGCGGTATGTCTTCATACTATTATTTACGGAATATTCGATTACAGTATGATTACAGAGTCAAAAAGAAACCCGCCGAAGCGGGTCCTGTTATTTTCTGTTACGAGGTATAACTACCCTAAGCAGTGTTTAGGCTGCTAATGCGAACTTTGAGTCGTTTGCGGTTACTTTGTTTTGCTTCTGCGACCGGGAATCCCCAATCCTAACGGCTTCTACATTGCCGGACTGTCCATTTCAATACTTGTGACCCAATCGATATCTATGTCATCCCCACCTAAATATACATCATATACTTAGGTGGAGATGCCGGGAACTGCCCCCGGGTCTTGAATCCTTTTCTGTCTACTTCATACAGTCTTAACTTTTAACAGACTTCCCAGGGTGTGTTTGGCCTCTGCTAAGCCTGTAGGAATCTCACCTACTGCATATCTGCTACGCAAACTTGCCCCTGCGAAAGCAATTGTATTTAATTAATACGAGTATAGTTCAGTACATTGCCTGAACCATATTGGGATTCGGCAATCATTTTGGCCTGCAGATCATCGTTAGCGTTTACGCGAACATGTGCAGTTTGATATTGATTGAGACGGATCCAAACTTCGTATGTGTACATTTTAAACTTTCTTTGTCGATCGAATATTTTGAGCCTGCTTACCTTTGTCACCCTCAGCTAGATCAAATTCAACTTCTTGTCCAACTGCTAGTGTCCTGTACCCTTCCATTTGGATCTGACTAAAATGTGCAAACACATCATCAGTTGTGCCATCTGGAACGATAAATCCAAAACCTTTTGAATTATTAAACCATTTAACTTTTCCCTGCATACTGCTTCCTACTTGTTATTATTATACTAGATATTCACTGGTACGTCAAGTGATATTTTATACTACTTTTATACTACCGCCAGATCCGGAATATGTAACTTCTCTGTCGTATTCATTAGGGACTTCCCAATCTCGTCCTACATATACAATAGGCATGCCAGCTGATTTAAAACCTACTTCTGTCAGATTGTCACTTTGGTTTCCACCTGCAATAAGCACACTGCCGTTGGCTTTGTTATAACCCCTAAAAAATCCAATGTGCCCACCGCCGTTCCTGCTGAAGATTACAATATCATTGAGTCTCCATTTAGTTTTATCAGTTACTGGCACGGATGTACCGAAATTCTTATATGCTAGGCTACTTAAGGTCTTTAATGATTTTACACCAACATTCTTAAGAACGCTACCTGCAAATGCTGCACACCAAGGAGTCGAATCCGATGCCAGGTTAAATCCTACAGCTTTATATGCTGCTAAGATTCTGGCGGTAGATCCTGTTTCCTTCCACAAATTCTGTTTTGCTTCCGATAAACAGAGATCGATATTTCTTGCCAAATCAATGAACACTGTTCCGGTGGCAGTAGTAGCTGTCGAAGTCGCAGCAGTGTCAGATGCAATTTCTGCGTTAGTGCTTACCGTTTCAGCCGGCCCTTCTTGCGGAACTTCGCCGACTCCTGACAGGCCTACTTCTGCTTCTGCTTCGGAATTAGCAGCAGCGGCAGAAGTAGTAATTGCCTCTTCTTGTTCCGGACTTAGGGTTATTAGATTGAGCTCAGGAAGTGAAACTGATGCACTGGCACCAGGTGCTAACCAAAGTGCAACGGGCACACTATTAACAAAAACATTTCCGCTTCGATACACATCTGCTACGTGGACTACTCCATGTACGCCTGCGCCTGGAACATATGGCATATTGTTATCTCCTATTGCTTATTTAAGAGAGGGCAATACCTGTTGTGCCTTCGAGATACTGTTTGGCAGCTTCCCCTTTACTTTCTACAACAAAGAAAGTGTTACGCTTGGCAATAGTAACCTCACTGTCTTTGCCCAGGAACACCCAAGGAATCATTCCTAATCCTTGACCGTTCATAGTTAATGCCAATGGGCGATTAACAGTAATGGTGTCGTTATCTTCTTTTTCAAACTTTGCAATGATCTCATCACCATTGATTAATTTGATACTTACTACATCTCCTGCGGAGAAATTTTTACTTACATCAATTAACATTTTATTCCTTATCTTCTTCTTTAGGTATTTCGCATAGTGCTTCTAGAGTTTTATAATGCTGGTATGCTTTCCGGAGTGCCTCGAAGTGTTCTAACTTGGCAGGATCCGGAGTTAGGATAGCTAGACGCTTTTCAATGGTGGTCAGCATATCTCCAAGACTACGGCCCTTCCATTTGATATCCCCTTCGAATATTGCATCTGTACTAACATGCAGGCCCGTGCTCGAAATGTTTCCTACTGTGTTACTAGTTGAGAAAACATAAGGGTTAGTGCTCCATGTTCCGTTTGCGCCTGCGCTTACAAAATAGGACCCTGCAGAGCCTGTGGCACCAATGGAGTAGTTATTCATTGAGTTGCTAATATCAATTGATATAGTGTCATTGATCAGTGACTCATCGGATAAATCATCTACAAAGATGGTTAGATCGTCATCGGTGTTAGCCATTTAACTTAGCCTTTAGTTCAGTAAAGCCGCCGATCAGTTCTCCATCTAAAAAGATCTGAGGAACTGTACGAGCGGTAGGTACAGCTTCTAATAATTCTTCTTTGGTGTAACCGTCACCAATTTTCTTTTCTTCAAAGGCAATGCCTTTCTGTTTCAATAATGCCTTTGCTTGATCGCAGTAAGGGCAATGGTACTTAGACCATACAATCGCGTTCATTTTATTTCCTTTTATAGATCTGGTAATTCTTCGTACTCAACTGCATCGCTCATAACGCCGATGACGTAGTTTGTACTTTCATTTTCTTGTAGAGCAGTCTGCTTCTTGTTGATATTAACATGTTTGTTGAACCAAGGAATAGGACTAAATTTAGGATGCTCCCCTTGGTACTTAATACCAATTTCCTTTAAACGTGTAAATGCAGTATAATCGACAAAGTCGCTAAGGATGGCAGCATTAAGTCCGATAACTGGACCTAACTTAAACAAGTAGGTTGCCCATTCTTTCTCTTCACGGATAACATCCATGTACATTGCATACACTTCTTCAGCACATTCATCGACGATGGCTGCAAATCTAGGATCGTCTTTGACTACATTGTTGATTAGCCAAGCAGTCCATTCTGCGTGTAGTAACTCATCTTGTAAAATCAAACTGATGATGTTGCCATTGCCAATGTAGATCTTGTTCTCGACCATTGCCAACGATGTAGCAAAGGATACCATAAAGCGGAATGCTTCGAGGGCATAGCTGGCGTTCAAGGCTAACCAGATAGCCTTGATGTGTTCATGCTCGCTAATTTCCTCACCGACTTCCTTGCGGCAATTAATTCGATGTAGTGTTTCGTAGTACATACCGACACTACTGGCCATACTTACGATTGGCTCGATGTCATGAATCTTGTTAAATTCTTCTTTAGGTACGCCATAGACATTACGAATAATGTGACTGTAAGATTTTGAGTGAATATTTGTTTCAAAGAAACTCCAATTAGATACTAGTGCTTCTAGTTCCGGGATTGAGATAACAGGACTGAATACCTGATTAGGTGCTCGTCCTTGAATACTGTCCAAGGCTGTTTGACGCAGTAGGTTGCTGGTAAAGATATGTTTTACTGCATCGCTAGATTCTTTATGATCCATTTTGTCTTTGGTAAGACTGATTTCTTCTGGGACCCAAAAGAAGCCACGTGCTAGTTCTTCATACTTGGCAATCTTAGGATACTTAACTTCTTCAAATCGTTGCACAGTGACAGGACCAGCAGGATCTAAAAACATTTTTCGTTTTAGATAGTTTGTTTGCTTACTTAAATTATATTGTTCTTTACTCATTTGTGTGTTTCTTTCTATAGTCTTCTACTGCGGCTTTAATTGCATCTTCGGCTAGAATACTGCAATGTATCTTAACTGGGGGCAATGCTAGTTCTTCAGCAATTTGGCTATTACGAATGTGACTAGCATCATCCACATGCATTCCTTTAACCATCTCAGTGACAAGACTGGAGCTGGCGATTGCTGAACCACATCCATATGTCTTGAAACGAGCATCTCTAATAATACCATTTTCATCTACCTTTATCTGTAGTTTCATTACATCACCGCAGGCAGGGGCACCGACCATTCCAGTACCTACTCCTTCTTCGTCTTTAGCAAAGCTACCTACGTTACGAGGATTCTCATAGTGGTCAATAACTTTATCTGAATAGGCCATTATAGTTTACATGCCTCGCAGTCGGCATCGTCGTACAGAGTTACATTATCAACAGCATTAACATATGATGGAGGAGCAACTACTAATGTATTGGTAGTTGTTACACCTTCCTTAGCGCCGACTTTGTTAATTAAGCTATAGTATATAGTCTTGATACCCCATTTGTAAGCCAGCATTAAGTTTTTGGCAATTAAAGTTCCGGGGACCTTGCGATCCTTTTGTGGATCTAAACTGGTAAAGTGTGCAGGATTGTAGAATGTGTTAGTGCTCAAACTTTGATCAATGTAGGCTGCAAGTACTGCGGCAGTTTTCAAATAATCAACACAGTCCTTTTGATCCCACATCAACTGATAACGATTCTTTAGACGTTTGTATTCTGGTACTACCTGTACAAAAGACCCTGCCTTGGATTCCTTAACACTGATAAGTTCCATCGGCATTTCAATACCGTTGGTACTGTTAAGCACGACCGAACTAGATTCAACTGGAGCAACTGCCATTAAGGTAGCGTTAC